TCCCCCCCCTGCAGTATGCAGGGAAGGGACGATAAACCACCGTTTCATGGAGGCGTGAGCCACCCATGACTACCTTGTGCCAGCTGGAAGTTTTCTACCAGCATTATTGGCAAAAGGTGGGTCCCTCTCGACTTACGAGCAAGGGGCCTATCGGTGCAACTCTAGATTCTACTTTCCGCGTGGAAAGGTCTAGTTTACAGTGCCGTACAGAGTACGGGACGTCGTGTGTCAGCACATGTCCCTAATAATAGGAGACATGATAAAATGCCAACATATCGCGACGTTTACACTGGTCGCACCCGCACACGGAGTGAGCCTATTGAAGAAAAGCAATGGTCTCACGATGTGGCAGGTTCCGGAACGATCACCTCTAGGACTTCGACGCAGACTACGAAGGACGTTGTTACGCCCGACTATCAGCGCCGGCGAAATAGAGGTGAAATCATAAACAACGACTATTCCATGACGAAGGTTATTCAAACCTTCGACGTTGGACAATGGAACATTGTTTATGCTCACTGGGATTCCATAAACCAAAGGTATAACTATACCAATAACGGTCATGGTACCAGGTCGTATGAGCTCGCTTACGCGGCTCATGGTGGCAGTCCGCCTTTGGCGACTGCCATCTCCGAACGAGACGAGTATCAACTAGTCAACCTAGCAGCTAATAAGCTGTTTGGGAAGATTGGTGAGTCCGACATGAACATTCTTGTTTCTGTCGCGGAGTTCCACAAAACTGTGAAAACTCTGAACGGTTTATACCGTGACATCCGCCGGTTGTTCAGTAAAACGTACAACCTTAAGCGGTTACTCGCCTCCGGAGCCATAAGTACTGCAAAAGCTGCAGACCTATGGCTAACCTACCGGTTCGGGCTACGACCGTTGTTCTATGAAGTTCAAGGAACAATTGAATCGTTTGCCCGTCTCGGTAAGCCAATGCGTACTCGAATCTCGTCGTCTGTTGCAGACGCCGATGTTTATTCGGATACGCTCGTAACTCCGTCCTCTGAACTTCAGGGAGCGGTTGATTACGACATCGTTCGGTATGCTACCCGCGACACAGATGTATCCGCGGGCGCAATACTGTCCTCCACGATAGCATGTCAAGGTGTCCCCGAAGTTCTCGGGGCGCATAATATCTTTGAGGCTGCATGGGAATTAGTTCCCTACAGTTTTCTCATCGATTACGTGCTATCGACTCAAGACTGGGTGAAATCACTCCAGCCTCGTGTGCAGACAAAAGTCCTTGCCACCTGGGCTGTTGTTCGCAACCGCCGATTTGATTCGGTTTATTGCGACAACTCCCGGGTTCCTCCCGAACGGGAGGACTTTGACCTCGCAGAGGTTAATGTGCAAGGCTTCCTGTGTACGAAGGATTCGTACACGGTGACAAGGTACGCAGATATCAGGCGGCCGGCGCTTCCTTCCCTCAATGTGAGGTTAGACGTGCCAAAACTGCTCGATATCGCCACGATTGCCTATAGGCTTCGTGGAGAGTCAACACTCGCGCTAATCAAGAGATTGCGCGTATAAAAGAAAGGTAAATACCATGCAAGACAATAGCATCACACTAAGTGTAGATACTGCCAATAACGGCACCCCGGCAAACCGGGTTTACACGCGACATGAGGAAGACCTTAATCGGTCTACTTATATCGGAAGCGGTCACAGCGTTAGTTCGCGTGATATGCTTCAGTTCTACCGCACTGCCCCTAAGGGCAACGGTGTAACTCGTGGAGCGGCGAAAACGTCCTTTAAAGTGACGATCGATCGCTCAGTGCCGAATTCGGCTGGAGACGGAAATGTTGTGCTTCCGCACATCATCGAAATCTCTATGTCTGCTCCCGTGGGTGTTACTGCGGCAGACACGATGGAACTCCGTCAAATCGCTCTCGCCATCCTTGATGACGATTCGATTTCTGGTGACCTGAACGACGTCCTTGAGATCTAATATGGATCGTTGGGACTACGTAGTGTCAATATTGAAGACACTTCTAGGTTGGATTCGAAAGAACCGATCCTAGATCATTAACCAGTTGGAGGATTCTATGAAAAATAGAAAACATCGTTCCAAGCAGTATCGCCCCGCGCATAAAGCGCGCAGACGGAGAAAACTCTCCGTCCGGGTTCGGCCTCCCAAGGATTATCCTTGGAAGGTCTTAAGCTGCCTTATTGAGGCAGTTTCACCTGGCGTTCCACCCGAGTACCAGCAGGCTATCGGAGAACTAGTATCAATTACTAGGGCCCGTGACCTTGCGAAGTATGAGGAATGGAGTTCCCACTGGAGCCTACAGAGTATCTCCAAGTGTGAATTGGTACGCTGGCCGCGTTACGCGGCTATAATGTACCAGCTAGGTTCGTTAGTGAGGAAGTACCAATTCGAGGGCTCTTCTCTTTCAAGAAGAGAGTCCGCGATACGTACTGTCATCGAAGGCGATCGTATCTGTTCCGATTACAATCGGGGTAGATACCGTATCCTTTTTAGAGATGGAAAACCCACCTCTGAATTAGAGCTGATGCGAGAATTTGTCTCGCTGACTCTCGGAGATACGTTGCCAGAATTCGATGACCTAACGAAAATGTCTAGACACGGTCCAGGTGCTACCACCAGTTCGTCCGGCGGCCGGGTGTCTGCGTATCATAAATACGCGGACTGGCCGTACGACGTGACTGCTGGTGCTCTGGAAAGATCCTATGATCTAATTATGCAGGACGAACGTTGGCGGGGTGCTCTCGAAGAGAGCTATCGTCAACGTTATGGCATTGCGCCATGGGAGATTCTGGACTTTAACGAGTTCAAAGAACGAATCTTCCGGATTGTTCCTGGTAATAAGATCACCACGGTACCGAAGGACGCTCATACTGATCGTCCTATAGCGATAGAGCCTACCTGTAACCAGATGCTCCAACTTGGAGTTGACGGTTACGTGCGCCGGCGTCTTAGACGCTGGGGTATTGACCTTGATGACCAGTCGCGGAACCGCGAACTGGCTTTCGAGGGAAGTATCAGGGATGACTGGATGACTCCAGTCACCATCGATCTTAGTATGGCTAGCGATACTATATCGCTTCGCCTAGCCAAGATCGTACTCCCTGCACCATGGTATCGGCTACTTTGTGCTATCCGCTCACCTTCGGGATTACTCCCGGATGGACGGCGGCTTCGTTTTTCGAAGCTTTCGTCTATGGGTAACGGTAGCACATTCGCTATTGAAAGTCTGATATTTGCTGCGGTTGTTTACGCAGCATGCAAGACCACCCTGGGATACTATCCCAGGGCTAGTGTGGCAGTGTTTGGGGACGACTTATGTCTACCCCAGTCATGCGCTACTTGGACCTGCAAGCTTCTTGAAGCTTGCGGATTTCGCGTAAACACGACGAAGAGTTTCCTCTTCGGTGCGTGTCGCGAATCTTGCGGTACAGACTGGATTCGGGGTACCGACGTCCGTCCGGTGTTCTTGAAGAACCGCCCTACAATCGCGTCTCATCTCTATACCGACTTTAATCGGTTGTCGAGATGGCTCGAACTTATGTTCGGGCAAGATTACGAGGGTCTAAAACCCCTCCGAGAGACCTATCGATCGTGGATCCCTAACCATTTATGGTTGGTTGGTCCACGAGACGATGAGTCTTTCGACGCGTACGTGCACGGCGGTCTCAAGCCTTCCATAGGGAAGGATGGGTGGTATACATGGCGGGTATTAATACCTCGCCCGATCCCTCGAAAGGGACCGGAGCTTCCGTTCCGGAAGCTTATGCACCCACTACGACCGCGGCCTCCTCAGGCCGTTTCGGACAGCGGGAACGTGTTCGACGTCTACCATCGCGGTAGCGTCGAATGGATCGTATCCACTCGTCGAGCCACAACATGGCAAGACGAGTACAGGCTTGTGTCGCCCGTACGACGGGATTAACCGTCGTACGCGTCAGCAACCCTGACCTTAATTGGGC